CTAGAGCCAGCGGAATCTACCTGTATGACTTCGATTGCCATTAGCTAAAGCCTAAATCTTCATAATGGAAGAATGCGTCAATTTCACATAGCCCTGTAGTTCCTGTGTCATATTCGATCATTATTGCCTTTCCCGGCCCCATGATAAGAGCGTCATCGTAGCGCATCTCGCCCTCGCCTGTAGCTTCTGTCCTGTGCGTTCCGATCTGTTTTACTGTGGTTAGCCCAGTTATAGTCGCGCCACCGCCCATGCATGTGGCTTCTGCCGACAAGCCCGAAGACAAGTTTAAGTTGGCGGGCGTGATAGTTGAACCGCCCGCCGCCGTGCCGGTAACTTCCCACACTTTCCAGTGAACAGCCTGAACACCATGAAACTCAATATGCTGTACAAACAAGTTTCTGGTTGTTGATGTGTTTTTCAGGTAAAAAACATATTCACCAGCGGCAGCACTAAAGGTTGGCATGATAGCGTTGTATGCCTGCTGATCGTCCCGCGATACGTAGAATATACGCGGGTTGCTTTTTGATGATACGTTCCCCCGCTGCGCAGCACTAACGGACATATCACCGTTTTTGCCTTTACCGTCTTCAATCTTCATCTAGTTCGTCCACCCTTATAATTTGGCCTGTGATAAATTCTTGGTGCATTCGTATTAGCTTTAGCTGATTAGAGATGTCTTCTAAAACATCTAATATTTTTCGCTCTGTTACGGGGTCGTCTAGTAATGCGCTCATGCTACCAACCAATAATCACCGAACCATTGAAAGTCATATGAATTTCCAGCCGTTCTAAGTATTGCGCACGACTCTAAAACGCCGCGAATCTTGAACTGTAGCGGGTTAACTGATCCGACTTGAATAAATGAGCCATCACCGTTTGTCACTCGTACCCGTTGGTTTCTAAGCGGGTTAGCCGGTAAAGTTATGGGTGCGCGGTTAAAGGCTTCTACCCATTCGTTGTGCTTTGCCGTGTACGTTGTTAGTGCCGTTTTGTTGACAAAGCCTGCCGTATCTACTTGAAGCTGCGCTACTTGGTGAGCGACCTTGTAAAAGCTTAGATCTCCCTCCAGTGTTTGAATTCTTTTAGCCAGCCTGTTTATATAGCCGACCATGTAGGGTATGCGTGCGGCTTCTTCGGCGTTAACAATAGCTGTTGTTATTGTATTGGAGCCTTCACCACCCAAACCTTGAATAATTTGAAATAGATAATCCTCGAAATATGGTGTTGCCTGATTGTTATCGTCAACAATCGGCATCACCAGTTCGAGATATTCAGCCATCTAAGACTTTCTAACCTTTATGATTATCGTGCCTAGAGAGCCAGCCGCATTAAAACCAATAGTGTTCAGCTGGAGCTTACCCGTCCCGTCGAGCCCCGACTGATCCTTAACGCCAGTGTTTTGGTCAAACCTGCTGCTATCCAGTTGCTGGCTTAAGCACCAAGCCAGATCATCCGTTGGATTGCCAGAATCGAAGTCTAGATACGCATCGAACCCAATGAAATTATACTCAACAGATTCGATGGACAGCCTAGCCGCCGACGTCATACCCAAGTCAACAACAGGATCAACGATCACAAGCTTGCTTAGGTCGGCTGTGGAGCCATCACTAATTAAACTTATGTGATACACCGCCCGATTCCCCTGGGCGGATAGTTGATAAGCTGTCTTAGTTATCGTGTGTGCCATATGTCACCTATGCTGGTAAATCGACTTCGGCCCAAGTAACACTACACAACCCGGTGGCCGCTGCTGTTAACGTTGATAAACAGATAAACGTACCCGGTGTTACGATGAACGAACCATCAAACTCAGCGATCATTGCTGTCAAACCGTCAACGGCAGCGGTAACACGCGCCGAACCTAAAGGCCGTAGCCACACGGGCGCCGCTGGCAGAGTTGCAATACTGTACGCCTTACCCACCCCGCGAGTGTTATCGCTACCGGTGTTTCTGCCGTTATGAATAACCGCTGCAGTGGTTGTAGCTGATCCAGCTTGGCTAACCGTTGCGGAACACGCAACACCAATCTCTCGAATAGTGCTAAGTGTACTACCGACAAAGCTAACGTTCTGAATCACTAGATCCTTGCCAGAGCCCCATGGGTTTTCGATTACTAGGCCTGTGCAGGTTGCGCTCAATACTGTTACCGCACCAGCTGTTGTGTTGTGGGCATGAAACACCCGATTTTGTCGCGCTTGATTTACAAAAAAGTCACTCATTTCATTTCCCCTTAATTGATTTCGTCAACGACTTCGACATACTCTATGATTATGTCGAAAACCGCTGTGTCTGAGCCTGCCGAACACGTGTAAGATACTGGATCACCACCTGCTGTAATGCATGGCCTACGTGCTGCCGCAGTGGTTGCCTCAGTGATTTCAAACAGTAATGCGCCACGTGTTACCGCCGCATCAGCTAGAGCGCCATACACTAGCCCTGCAGTCCCTAACGATACAGCGTCAAGAAACCCATTTGGATCGTTTGAAGTTCCAGCCGTGCCAACATCAACCGTTTCAGTGGCATCAATAGTGATAACATTTATAAAAACGTCTTTAACTATTGCGTTTGTGGGGAGTGTAAAACCTGTATCTGTTTCGGCTGTCTGCGCATCGCAGCGAATGACCGCCGTTCGATATATAAATTTTGTGCTAGCAGCGAGAAGAGATCTGTCTGTCGCGGATGTTGAGCCACTATATTTATCTCGCGTGCCTACGCCATTTCTAAAATTAGTACCACTCATAATATTTTCCTATTTGAGCAACCCAAAGGCCAGTACGTTAAAAGGGGCCGAAGCCCCCGGTATATTAGGTGCCAGAACCGTACGCGCAACGAGGATCTGTGAAGCCGTAAGATTTGTAAAACATGCCTTTAGTGCGGAAGTTTTCCGTTCCAAAGTCATTATCTTGGCTAAACGTGTAACCCATGCGATTAAAGATCTTAAAGCCATTTTCAACGTCGGTTTTAATGAACCAATCTGTGGTAGATGTAAACCTGTGGTTAACGTGGGTGCTATTTGAAAACTCGCCGGCCATTGTATTGATGGCGTTGTTGGCAGAGTCTGGCTCTAGCGTAGAACCATTGATTCGCTTAGCAATGTATTTAAGCTGGCGCGGAATATGTAAAGAAACGCCTCTGGCATCGATCAACAAATTAGCGCCATCTCGGAAATCTTCGAGTGCTATGTTTGCGTCTTCAAGTGCCGCCTGACTTAGCGCCGTAAATACTGTAAACCGATTGGCGAAAGTCCCGCCCTTGCCAAGCAAGTGAGCAGTAGAGAACAGCGGTACACCGTCCATTGAGTCATTGTTGGTATAGCCAACGTTGATAACATCGGCGGCCAATTGCTCATCGGTATGCATTAGTGAGCGCTTCAACCATTTGCCGGTTGTTGCGGCCAAATCTTCATACTTGTTATTCATTTGAGCTTCCATTGTAAGCATCCCGCCAAGCGCATATACCGAATGGGTATAGTTCTTAGTGAAATCCTGCTTGGAATCATCGTATGAAATGTCTCCGCCTTCTGGTTTGAGTGAAGCTAAGCCGCCGTTTGAAACTGCAACATCTAACTCGTAAGCCTTTTCTGACCCGTAAGTGGTAAAAATCTTGTCGTATTCCATGGCAAGATCTTTAAATGATGCTGTTGCAACCGCGTTAACGCCCAACTGTAAAAGTCTAGCCTTCGAACCTTGTGTATTTATACCAGCCATCTTAACTTACTCCCAAAGTAGCGCGATCATCGCTTAGGTTGATCGACACAATCCAATTAGCATTGTCGCCAATTGCATTCCCTACCTTGTTTTCTACATGATGCAATCGTAGCGCAAGGGTGTTTGTGGTTGCTGCGGTTGTAGAGTCTAGCTCCATTCCGCTCATGCCGGTTGTGGTGTTGCCCGCTGCAATAATTACATCGCAGTTTGTGCCCGCATCTGTAATCGGCATTGAGTTACCAACCGAATCTTCTTGAATCGAATAAAGAACATCTGAACCCCAGGCAACTTGACCGTAGCGAAGCGTTGAAGCCAATCGGTAATTTGCTGCGGACAAAGAGCCCTCGTCGGTAGTGTCCACTTCTAAACTTACTAAAACACCGACCGAAATATCGCCTACGCCTGATTGAGCAACAACCGGAGTGGTTCCTGCTGCGTCTGCGTTTGCTGTTAGTTTTACAAGGTCGCCAATAAAACAGGCGGTGCCGTCACCGGTAGCGAAAGATACGCGGCGTAATTTACCGTGGTAATCTCCACCGGACATGGTGCCAACAGGCGTAAAGCCTTTGACAATATCTGAATTTGGGGGAACTGCTGCGGTCATAATAGACCTCCATAGTTGAGTTAAGTTAATTTACATCGAGGCCCGCTTTTGGGATCGCTGTGTAAACCAACCTAACCTTGCGTAGGAGGGTTATTGAATAAAGTTTAGGCGCTACTTGGCCTTTATCTCATTATAGCCCTGGCCTTCTCCAGTTGGCAAGTTTGGTGCATAGGATTTCATTCCGCCGCCTCCCTCGAACTGAGCTGACTCAGAAGCAACACCTCTACGCATGGCGTTTTGTATGTCTTCCTGTCGCTGTCGCTGGGGTGCTAGCTTGTAATCATCGTATAAGTCAGGGTCCATCATAATGCCATAAGCAAAGTAAGTCTCTCCGCCTGCCTCCTGTCCGGCAGGAAAACGAACATAACCACTAGCGGCCTTATCGTTAAAGCCTTCGTATACTTTCCTCCCGAGAATCTTGGCCGGTATTAGCTCGCCGCCAGCATCTAGCCAGCGTTGCACATCACCATCTCTATCGTTAATTAGCGCTAGTTTTTTATCT